GCTTTTGCTCTTAAAAGAACTGATCTTTGAAGTTTTAATGTTTTGTATTTCATAGCACCTACCCATTATTGACACCACTCGCATTCGTTTGTATCATCTACTACTAAACCTTCTTCTTTAGGTTCACACTCACATTTTTTACATGCGCAGGTTCCATAGACATCACCGTGTAACTCCCCGTTACAATGACAATCGTGGTGACATTTAGTGCATTTACTCATTTTTTTCCGTATTACTTATTTAGTAGCTAGTTCGTATAAGATTATAAGAACAATAATTATACCAATAGTAACTTTCTTATTGGCCACTGCTAATCCCCATAATCGTTTAGCTTCTTGCTTTATTTTTTCCATAGTTTTTCTCCTTGTTTATTCTATTGTACCCCAATTTGGTCCAGATTCATAGTCTACTTTGTTAGGAACTTCAAGGTTTACGGCGTGTTCCATCGTCTTTTTTATCTTTTCTGCATGGGCCTGCGTAGCCACAGATATATCTAGTTCATCATGTACCTGGATATGTGGAATAATTCCCTCTTTATGTAATTCTATCATTGCTTTTTTTGTCATATCCGCCGCACTTCCTTGAATTAGTTTATTTAAAGCTTTGTAAGTATATGCACGTTTGATCCCTGGTCCGTGTTCCGTGAGCGCTTGTTCGTGGGGCAGCGCCTTATGAATCCCGAACTGATTGGGTTCCCATAAATGGAATCTACACAAACGTCCCAAAAGAGTCCTAATTCTTCCAGAACTTTGAGCTCGTTGCATTACTGCATTCATAAGTTGTCTAACAAAAGGAACTTGACTATGATATTTTTTAAACAAATCTTCTGCGGATTCTTTATTGATTCCAAGTTCTGCTTGTAATTTATTTTTTCCCATCCCGTAGAACAGGCCAAGGTTTATAGTCTTGGCCTGTGTTCTAGGTATATCTGCCATCTCGGATACAATGCTGTGAAAATCTGCTTCTCCTTTTTTGTAGGAATTTAATACTTCATCAATCCCCATAAGGTTTTGTAGTGTTGCATAATGCACTACAAGTCTTGGCTCCTGTTGATTATAATCAAAACAACCCCATGTATGACCTTCTTCGGGCAAGAATAGACCCCTAATCTTTTGTCTAAGATCCTTGTTCCTTGCTGGAATCTGCTGGAGGTTTGGATTCTGATAAGAAAATCTTCCAGTGACCGTTCCCCCATTATCTCCTCTTAGTTGATTAATTTCAGCATGAATTCTTCCTTTGTGATTATGTTTAATTATGGTATCAATGAATGTGGTATGGGCCTTGTTTATTTCACGAGCCTGGGTTATTAGTTTCACCAGTGGGTGGGGGTGATTTGATAAAAAGTTTTTTGTAAATGAAGGAGAGTTTGTCTTATCAGTACGGTCAAAAGGTAGGTGAAGTTTTTCAAAAACTTTGGCAATGGATCTTGCTGCCCATATTTGAACATCTACTTGTGTTTCTTTTTTTATTTCTAACAAGCATTGCTTTTCTTTTTCAACTAATATGGCTTTTAATTTATGAGCGTTTTCACTATCTACTCGGACTCCTAAAAAACGCATATCTACGAGGCAGGGAAATAATTCGGTCTCTAAATCAAAAATAGATTCTAAATCTTGATGGAGTATTTCTTTTTTTAGCTCTTGCCATAAATCTAAAGTAATGGTGGCGTCTTGTTCTGCATATTCACCCACATAAATAGCAGGTAATTTATACATTTCAGCTTTTGGATCAACTCCCCAACTCTTAGCAGCTTCATATAAAGCTGTTTCATTTTTTCCTTTTCCAGTGTATCTTTTAGAACAGTTGTTTAAGTCATAGCGCATTTGATTTTCATCAACCAAAGCCGATGCTATCATTGTGTCGACTATTTTACCGTTAATACTTAAACCTAACGAGCGTATCCAACACACGTCATACATGGCGTTGTGAAAAATTTTTGTGGCTGATGTACTTAGTACATCTTGAAACCATTTTAAAACTAATTTTCGATCCATATTACCACCACCTTCATGAGCAATAGGGTAATAACCACACCAATTTTTTACAGCAACAGAAATTCCTACTACATCTCCGTTTTTAACTATAGAACCTGATCCCATGCGCGTGTTTAAATTAGGATCTTTTGTTTCTAAATCAATTGCAATTTCGTCATGTTTAGATAAATCAGGAAACTCTGTTGGAGGTGTCCATTCTGTTTGTGGTTTAAATAGTGGTACTTGTATCATTTATTTTCCTTCCATTTGTTATAACCCTTAATCCATTCTTTAGATCTACGTTCTTCTGTTTGTCTTCTTGATTCTTGATATGATTCTTCTAATTCTTTTTTTTCTTTTTTAGCTTCTTCTAAGAAATCTTTTTTTTCTGGGTAATCACGATCAATTGCCATTTGACAATAATGAATTGCTTTTTCTAAATCTTTCTTCTGTCCTTTCTGCTTGTGTCTGCACAAATATTTTATAGCATTCCCTTCGGCGAAGGGCAAATTATTCTTATTTATAAATTCTGAAGGTTGAATTTTCATCGATTGATAATGATCCCCTCCAATTTGTTTTTTGTATACATCGCTCATATTCTAAATGCCTTATAAATATCTTTGGGTTCTACAATATGTAAATGGTCCTTGGTCCTTGTAGCGCCAACATAAAATAATCTATTAACATCATCAGGAACTTTTTCATATTCTCTTAGAGTTTGTCTGCTTAAATCAGTTAATAAAATTACATTGTCTGCCTCTCCACCCTTGACTCCATGTATTGTAGATAGTAAAATACGTGGTTTTTTATTTAATTGCTCTCCATTCTGTCTCATTTTTCTAATATAATTTACTTTTTTAGAAGGTGCATTATTGAATGCGTTATACCAGACATCGTCCACCATTAATCCATATTTATTTTTACATTGTTCTAGAGAGTAAAAACTATCCTTATCTAGAAGTACTAATGATTTTTTGTTTGCATGGGATTCATCCATATAACTATAAATTCTTTTTATTCTTGTATAATCTAAAGTTTCACCTTTTCTCCAGGATTCCCACTCAGTAATTGCTTCGTATAAATCTTGTTCGTATGATTTTTTATATTTATTTTTATAATATAATCCATTTTGATAAATAGTATTTTCGAGATCATTCAACATAGAACGAGTTCGAGCAAGCACCAACCATTCTCCTTTAGACATATCTATATGTCTAAAATCAGAATAAGTAGATAATTTTCCTTCAACAGTTTTAGGACGCCAATCTTTTGGAATTCTATTACCCACCTTATTTATGATTTTCATTGCAAATTCATGTACTTTAGCTGGAATTCTATAGGATTGAGTTAACTTAATAAATTCACCCCCCAGGGTTATAAAACTATTAACATCTGCACCGGCCCATTTAAAGATAGCTTGGTCATCATCTCCCGCGATATAATTATCTGTTGATTTATCCCATATAATTTTAACCATGTCCCATTGCATTAGAGATAAATCTTGTGCCTCATCAATAAATACTACATCAAATTTAGGACAGGTATCAGATTTAGTGAAATCTAAAATCATGTCATTAAAATCTATTAAGTTATATTCTTTTTTGTATCTCTCTAATTCGTTTGATATAATTTTAAGTTTATCAAATTCTACATCCTGGGTATGTTCTTTAAGATCGTATTGTTTTTCTAAAGAAATATTTTTTAATTTTGACAATTGAATAATTCTTAAGTAATCACTTTTAGTAGAAAAAATTCCATTCATATCCACCATATTATCTTCATAGTCCACAGGGAACGCCAATTCTTTTCCTAGAGCTTCGTAGTGGCTTCTTTGCATTACATTATCTTTTTGTATTCCTAATTTTCTAAAAGCTAGTGAATGAAGTGTTCTGAAATAAGGAAGATCATCTTCAGTTAAATTAAATTTTTCCATTGCTCTATCTCTCGCCTCATACGCAGCTTTTTGAGTGAATGCAAAATATCCAATTTTATCTGGATCAGTTTTCTTTAAATATTTATCCACCAAATTTAAAAGAGTGGTTGTTTTTCCTGTACCTGGGGGTCCAATTACAATAGTCTTCATTTCATTTTCCTAAAAAAATTTCTCCAGAATGCAGATCGGATAATAGACACCACTGTAAAAATTAAAGCGATTCCTATGCTATCTAAAATTGTGGGATATAATCCAAACAGGGGAAAAATTGTCAATTGTATAATTATTGCAATTATTAGACCACTTCCTACATCAATAAAACTTTCAATAAAGCAACGTTTAAGCATTAAAAATTATCTTTCGGTTTAAATTGTTTTGGTTTATAATCTTCTACTTTTTTTTCGAAGGAATCTATAATGGTGACAGTTGGTCTACTTTTTCCTAATATAATTCTTTCTGTAGTACAACCACAGTGTTCTTTTAACATTTGACTTGTCTCTTGAAATTTAACATCCCATCTTCTTCTCTGAAGAAATCCATAAAAGAAAGAATCGAAAAGAAAATAATGTTTTGCATTTTCTGTAAATACACTTCCTTTTTTAATATCTTCTTTTTCAACAGTTGTAGAAGTTCTGTTAGTACAAAATTCTTCTAAATGATTTTGTAATTGATCTTTTTTAGATGTTCCTTTAGGAGGAGAAATAATTTCACGCATGCTAAGTAACTGATTTACAAGGATTTTCCAGTCTTTTAGTTTCATACTAGGTGGATATATCCCTATTCCTGCAATACAAGCTTCTTCAAATAAAGGCTGCTGTCTTAAATATTTAGCGCTTGGAATTTTTAATCTTTTACCGTCCACATTTAAATAATAATAAGGTTCTTCTAATTGAATTTCCTGCAAGTCACTTAAATCTGGAAAAATCATTTGAGACCCTATTCCAAATGGTCTAGTTTTACATAATTGCTTATCGCAATGATTACACATAGGAACATCATTACATTTCCATCCCCAATCTTTCTTCTCATGTTGATTTTTAATTATATCAATTTCTCTCTGTTCTAAATCTCCAATAATATAGTTTTCATGAAACCATGAAATTTTTTCTTTCCAATTATTTGGCCATTTCTTTTTAGCATAGACTCCAAAATGAAATAAAACTGCATTTCTACCGCCTTCTCCTATTTTTTCCGCTGCTAAAGTTTCAATACATGGAGGCCCGTCAGAGAATTCTGATTCGGGCCTCTCTAGTTTTATAGAACCAACATCTAGTTGTTTTACATTATTATAGATTCTATAAAATTCTTCTAAGTTGGCTGCTGTTCCATCTTCTTTAAATGCATATCTTGTAGTATTATCTCCGTTAAAATAAGGAAGATTTAAAAAGTTTCCTGTATCTTCTTCTGATTTTAATTCTATTTGTTTTGGAAATACTTCTGCGTTTCCAAAACCCAATATTGCTCTAATTTGGTTTAGTTTATCTCTCATTATTTTAGCTTCTATATTTTTGTCTGAAAATAAAAAGATATGGGCGCCTCCAGATTTAGATCGACATACTACTAGAGGTAATTTTAATACTTTAATTTTGTTTAATAATTTTTGATGATCAAATCCGGCATAGCTATCCACATCTATACATCCCCATTTACATGTATCTTCTTCATTAATAGGAATTATTCCTAAACTTGGTTCTGTGCCGTGTAAATGTTTGTGCCAAAGATCTTCAGTAACTTTTTCTCTTTTGACAAAAGATTTAGTTTTTAATTTAACCCCGTTTTTAGGAACGGTGTTTATGTAGGTACATCCGTGGGCTCTATTAAGCCCTCTAAATATTTCTATAAATTTTTCCATATTATCATTCAGTTAAAAGGCGGATCCACTCTCGCTTCGCCGCCTTTCGTTGCAACCATTCTCCATAGGAGAATTAGGTTAATATGGAACGTCCGTTTTTGATTCCTCAGATCCGTGTTTAACTTTCACTAAACCTTTGCTATTTTTTTCAGCAAAATTTTTAGCAATTGTATAAATACCTTTATCTGTAACTGGACCAACTTGAGACACATTCCATCCAAACCATGTTCCTTTGTCATTAGACATTTGAACAGTTTTTAGTTTGTAAATGTGGCTATATGTTGGTGGTGTGAATAAGCCATTTTTACCTTGAAGCTTAAGACCCATCATCATTGAATTCCATTGTTTACTAATCTTTAATTGAGTAGATTTCATAGATATTAATGCTGTTGATGGACTTTTACCCATAAGAATCACAAAGTGATTAGCAGTATTTTCCAGATAATTACCGTTAGGTAGTCTATCCTTCCAAGATTTATCACGAGTAGTTGTACTCACGATATCACTACCTACGCTGTGGATTGCTACAGGAGCACCGGTATTCGCAGTACCTCTGTCCTGCCATTCGACATATTGTCTTTCATAATGGACTGGTATAACATTTATACCTTTGGCCCCATCATAAAGTTCTTTAGTCACACTATTAACAATCATTCCAGGTTCTGCCGCACTAATAAACTTAGCATCTTGTTTATTAATTTCTGGAGATAATTGTCCCAAGACTTTCAAAAATGGTAACGCAAGATCTTCTTGCGTTATATTCTGAGAGCCAGCATTTGCATCCGCTTCGAATAGATTCGTAGCCAAAGCACCTGCTTCTTCTTTTTTTTGTACTTGGTTCATGTTTCTTTGTTCTTGGTT